CTATGAATTACTGAAGCGTGATCACGGCCAACGGCTTGTGAAATTAACTTCATTGAAAACCGTGTTGTGTTACGCGCTAGCCAATAAAATGCAGCGCGGGCCATTACAATATCCCTTTGCCTCGAGTTTTCACGAATATCAACGTTGTAATAATTATTTACATTTTTTATTAAATTATCTAAAGTCATTTTTTATAGTATTAAAGAGCCATCATTATTAAATTCATTCCAAATAAAACCAGATATAATTCCGGTTTCAGCATATATTTTCCAATCATTAAAGGCACGTTGCCAACCTTTGCGCCCTTGTTGAATCATTTCATCGCTTAACGCGTAAACCTCAACAGAAAACGGCCAATTAGTTTCAACGGCTATAAAGCGAAAGTTTTCAGCCGGAACGTCTAACATATCAGAATAAAAGGCGCATTGTAAATGATAGCCATATTTGTAAACATCGCGACGAAATGCAACCGGTGAATTATCTTGGCACGTTTTAACGTCTGAAATAAAGTTTTCAACGCGGTTTAAAACATCAGGGCGAATCCTAACATCAACATCATCGTGCTTTTTATAATGCGATAATTCAATTTCGCCTTGACAATATTTTTGAGCCAAATCGTGATTTCTAAAATTTTCTAATATTTTAGTAATTTTATTATGTTCGTCAAAACCTAATAACAATTTGCCTTCGGCTTTTTTAGATTCTATTTCAAACGCTTCTTTTCCGGCCTTTGTGCGGCGGTCAATCTTTGGCATAACGTGGTAATCCTTATAATAAAGTTCGGGTTCTAACATAGCGCAATGAACCGCAGAACCTAATGCCATTGCAGATGATTCAAAAGGTTTTTGTTTTAAGAAATGATAAACTGATTTCTTGTATATTGTTTTAAGGCCAGAAGCGCTTATTCCGGGCGATGAATGATAAACTTCATTCGTGTCAAATTGTGTTTTCATAATTACGCCTCGTTTATAATATAATCGTTTTGTTCTTCAACAATATGTTTTAATTTATTATTTTCTCTTTCTAGTGCTTCAACTCTAAATTGAAGAAATTTAATAGTGTCAATGTTCATAGTGTTTAAATTTAATAGTTTATTGCTTTATTGCTATACCCAAAAATATATTTTATTTTAGTTATTAACAAATAATAAACAACTTATTTTCAAAATAATGTAAAAAAAAAGCGATCCCCGAAGGAATCGCCATTTGTTTTGAATGTCATTTATTAGTTAAAACGGTAAATCGTCACCGCCTTCAGCAACCGCGGCCGCTTCTTGTTTAACATAAGGATCACTTAATTTTAATGAAAAGAACTTTCCTTTTGCGCCATCTTTTACCCAAGCCGCAATTTGTTGTTCCGTTCCATCTTGTAATTTAATCGTTCCTGAATATTCAGGTTGGTTGTCTGAAGTTTTGTTTGTGTTTTTAAACAAACTTCCGTTTCCGTTTTGGTGTTCATACTTTGTACTCATCTTTTATTTATTTTAAATTAAACTTACTTACTATTTTTTCTCTATACTCTTTTTTCATTTTAAAGGTGTTTAAAACCTTTTCCGCTTGGTCTTTGCTAGCTTTTAACGTGGCGTTCAATTGCGCCTCTGTAAGCCACTTTTTATCATCTTTAACGCTTGATTGATTTTTAACGGCGTTTTGTACTTCATTAGCCGATGCAATTGATGTATCGATTCCAATGCCTAAATATCCCAAGGCGCGGCCCAATGCTGAAGTGAATCCGTTTTCAACAAATGATGTTTTATTTATATAACTAGAATCTCTGTATTCTTGTGAATGTGCCGTTGCAACAAAATGACCTTCATTATTGCAGATGGTTACTTTAAATATTGCTTCTTTGTCATCAATTGAAACAATTGTTTCGTTGATTTGCCATCCTTTAAACTCCGGTTGACTTCTGAAATAAATTAGTCGTTCGTTAACTGTAATGTAATCTTTTCCTTTAATGTTTATTGTTTTCATTCTTTTATTATTTTGTTAAAAATTATAATTCCTAATAAATCAAAATCCGAATTGTGTAAAGTAATTATTTCGCCAACAGTAAATGTATCGGAATTTTTTAAACGTGATTTTAACGTCGGCATTGTGCAACCTAATAACTCGCAAACGTCGTATCGTTTTAAATTAAGGCGTTTTAATTCCGCCTTGAAGTGTGTTTCAAACATATATTTAAGTTTTTATTTGATACAAAAATAAAAAAAAACTTTCAATAAAAAAAAGATTATAGTAAAAAAAACCGCCGCAAATCAATAAAGACAAACGACGGCTGACAAACAAAACAAAAAAAATTCTTTAACTAATTGTGTTTATTATAGTAACATCATCATCGTCATTTGGAATGTGTGCCTTTATTTTATATTCAGCATTTTTAACATTGTAAGTCATTCGGTCAATGATGCTTGTTTGCAAATCATAATCAGTTGCTGACCAATTAAACCAAATTTTATTGCTGAATGCCAATGGTTTGATTTCTAAGTTTCTAAATGAACCCTCATATCTTAAAACAAATTCACGATAATCATTTGCAATGTTTTGATTTTCCAAATCATACAAAGTTTTAAATTTATTAGGCGTTTGAAACGTTCCGTAATTGTCGCGAGATCTAACAAACGCATCAATACGGTTTGTAAATACTGTATTGTAACGTTTAAATTCTTTTTTATATGTGTTAAAATTACCATCGTTTATAACACTTACTAAAGACAATGAGCTTGCGGCTTCTAATTCAGTATTTAAAACCTCTAAATTGTCAAAATAAGTTGTTTCATAAAACGTGTTTTGTGTTGTTGTGTTTTGTATAATCACACTTAAAATGGTAGCGCTAGGATTTACCCAAGTAATGCCATCATTTGTAAAATCAATTTTTAATGTTTCAAACTGATTAAATTCGGTATGTGTTATTGAATTGTTTTGTAACGTTTGATAAACCCAAATTTTATCATCAAAATTCCATTCGTGATAATTACCCGGTGATCCTTGGAGTTCAACTCTAATTCTAAATTGAATATTTGCGGGCGGTGCAGTTGCGTTATCTTGTATATTGCATTTAATAAAATACTTACAGTTTAATTTGTAGTTGACAATTTTTTCAAAATCACTAATAACAACATTATCTGGACTAAAACAATTTGATTGGCTTGTCAATGGCGCTGATGAACTTAACTTCATTGATTTATTGCCTTGTGCTACAACTTCATTTGTTGCTATTTCTGCATAATTATTAAATACAGTATAACCACTTAAACCATATTCAAACCCGGCATTGAACCCCGCTTGTGTAAAGTTAGCATCTATTGATTCGGTTTTTACACTTGCCAAAGGTTGTATAAATTCCTTTGTTAAATTCTTTTTTAATGGCGTTAAATTTAAAGGTATTTTTGAAAGAAAAGATTCTTTTGTTACTGACTGAAAAACACCGCTTGAATTGTAATTATAAACTTTTAAATCCTCGTTGTTTTTTATATTTAAAACGTTTGTGATTTGCTGCCTTATATTTGTAGGAACAACACCAGTATTTTGCAATTGATTATATATGCTATCTTTTACATCAACATCAAAAACATTAGTAGCTTCTACTATATACCATTTATTATTGGATTGATAAATCCGCATATTGTAGGTTTTTAATAAATCTTCTAATTGATTTTTTGCATTAGGAATTTCGTAACCATTAACCAATTCATTAAATCCGGGTGATATTGAAACTGTATTTGGAAAATAACTATTAGTTGGATTGCCCGCAATTTTTACCGCGCTTATATCATTTATAAAACATAAATCCAAATCTAAATCAAGATGCGCCAAAATTGTTGATATTCTTTCTGCATCTGATAAATAAACTGGGCTTGATGGTGTGTAATTAGTACTTAAAGGGGCTTCAAAATTGTCTAGTGTACCTAAACCATCATATGCGTTAAAAGTTACGTTAAATGGCTTAGGTTGTAGTTTTTCAATAAACCTATCAACTACTAGGAAACCACTCCAATAAGTTTTGTATTCGCTACTTACATTGTTTAAAATAGAATTTACACAATTTAAGGATTCAATAGTTCCGCCGTCAGCTATAACACGATCAGCATAACCTTCTGAATCTTCTTTAATATATGAAACAACAACTTTATATTCACGCTCGTCAAATTTGTAAAAATCATCATACGCAACGGAATCTGTAACCATTAAATTTAAGGTACATTTTGAACCTATAATTGGTCGATAAAAATCATCTGATGCTTGCCATTGAATAACAACCGGGCTTTGAGTTCCTACCATTGGCAAAACGTCACCGGTATAATCTTTTTTTAATATTTCAACTTTTTTTCCACGCTCTAAAACATCGGAAAATTCTAATCTATATTTAACGCCGTATGCCATTATTTATTTTTTATGAAATTCTGTCGCTTGTTTCAGTCGCTCTTTCAATTGCAATCAATAAATCTTGACCTTCCAATCTAATTTGACCGCCAACGTTTACGTTTGTAGCAGCGCCTGAACCTCCAATCATACCTTGTAATTTATTTAATGGCGCTATAACTTCAGGATTTGAACGAGCGCCAGGATATTCACCCACAAGGCCCATTGTTGGCCCGCTAACAATACCACCATCAGCAAACTTTGAAAATGATGATGAAACTATTGCAGTTGCACCCGCTATTAATGCCGGTAATACAAAAGCCGCAGCCGGGCCAAATGATTTAGCTGATTCGGATGCACCCGTTATTGCGTTTGACATTGAAACTTTTAAATTATGACCTACAATTTTTAATGCATCTTTTGCCATAGTACCAACAAACGCGCCCATTGCGGTGTCAGCACCACCAAACGCATTAGTAATAATACCACCTAATGCACCAAAAGAACCAGAAATTGATTGATTAATTGATTGCATCATTTCTTGTGCCTCTGTCATTGACATCATAAAACCAAGAAAACGTGTCTTTTTTTCTTCGTAAACCGCAGATTCTGCCTCAGCTTGTGCCGCATCAAATGCGGCTTGTTGCTCGGCCGTCATTAAATTGTTATCAATTGCCAATTGGCGCATTTCTGCAAACTTTGTTTTTATTCTTTCAACCTCTAATTTTTTTTGTTGTTCTTCACTTGCATTGGTAGCATCAGCAAACTGTTGCCTTAAATCTAAAATTCGGCTTTTTTCTTCACTTTCAATTGTAGCTAATGCCGCTGATTTTGCATTTTGCAATGCTTTTTCATCTTCTGAACCCTTTTTAACTTTGCTAATTAAATCATCATAGTATTTAGTTGATTCAGCTTTTCGTGCCTCATAAGATAATTTATCATTTGTAATTAAGGCCTTGTTTATTTCATCGCTTATAGCTTTTAATTTAGATTTTGCTTCTGGATCTAAAACTGGACTGACTGGAATTGTAACTGTTGGTGTGTCTGGTGTGTCTGGTGTGTCTGTTAAATTTTTGTCAACTTGATCTTTCATTTGGTCTTTTGACATACCATTTGCAGCATCAAAATTAATTCCATCTAAATCACTTTCCGCTTCAACTTTTATTTTAGCTATTTTTTTTGAATTCAAAGCATCATTAAAATTATCAACAACTGCACCGCCTAATTCACTTGCATTTGCTCTTATGCCATCAATAGACCTTGCAAAATTTTTCCTCATCGCATCGCCTATTCCGCTAAAACCGCTTTTTATTTTAGCCATATCAAGAGTAAAAATACCCATCAAGATGTCTCCGACACTTCCTAGATATGCCATCGCGGCTTTTCCAAATGATTTAAAAACAGTAATAATTGTTTTAAAAACAAATTTACCAACGGCTAAAAAGTTTTTAAATTGCATAATTATAGCATTGACTGCAATCTTTATTGGTAATGAATTATTATATAATTCTATAAAGTAGTTTCCAACTTTAATAAGAGCGTTTTTAATACCCGCCCAATTTTTATAAATTATAACTGCAATGGCAGTCAACCCGGCAATTACTAAACCAACCGGCCCCATCATTAAGGTAAACGCCGCACCAATTGCGGGCGCTAATGTTAAAAGCGTTCCTAAAACAGCAATAACCGGCCCTATTGCCGCAACAATACCAACAAAAGCAATGATAATTTTTTGAGTTTCAGGTGAAAGATTTTTAAACTTATCTGATAAATCTGTAAAAAATTTACCAATTTTTTCAAC